ATGATGACGAAAAGCACAACATCATGTCGCAACTCAAAGACCTTTTTGCCAAATTTTTTGGCGAACCCAATACGACCCCGGCCCCCGCGCCTGCCCCTGCTCCCGTTCAGAACCACAGCGTGACCGCCCAACTGAAGGACGGCACGGAGGTGGAGGCTGACAAACTGGAGCCGGGCGGTATGCTGACCGTGGCCGGTGCGCCCGCCCCTGCCGGCGATCATGAACTGATGGACGGCACCGTGGTAAGCGTGGGCGAGGGTGGTGTGATCACCGCCGTGAAGCCGGTGGAGGCTCCTGAAGAAGAAATGAACAAGCCGACTGACTATTCGGCCCAGTTCACGGCCTACGAGCAGAAGCTGGCCGGCTACGAGCAGGCGTTCACCCAGCACGTGGAAGCCTACAACGCCCTGGCGGCCAAGTTCGCCCAGGCCGAGCAGAAGATCGCCAACCTGATCGAACTGGTGGGCAAGATCGTGGAAACGCCCACGGCAGACAGCGTGGTGGACAAAGGAAACTTTTCAAGTGATAAACCCAGCCGCACGGACAAGCTGCGCGACCTGGCAACGACCATTCATAACCTTAAAAAACAATAACAAATGGCTACCGGATTCACCGTATCATCGCTCACCAACTATGTGAACGAGCAGTCCAAAGAGCTGCTGTCCCTTCTGCAATTCGAAGGTGAGACGGCAAGCTATGCAAACATCGTCCCCGGCGTTAAGTCGGAACAGGCCCTCCAGATCCTGACCAGCACGCCCATCCCGCAGGATGGCAGCACGTGCGCGTTCAACGCATCGGGCGGCACCACCTTCACCCAGCGTAAGATCACGACAAAGGCCGTGAAGTATCAGGATACCCTGTGCTTCCGCACCCTGGAAACCAAGTGGACGCAGCTGCTGCTGAAGCGCGGACAGAAGTATGACGAAAGCAACATCCCCGAGGCAATGATCACCGACCTGGTGAAACAGATCAAGTCCCAGCAGGAGACCTGCGACTGGCAGGGTGACACCACCAGCGTATCGGCCTACCTGGCCCCCTACGATGGCCTGATCAAGATCATCAAGGCTGCAACCGGCACCAACGTGGCCACCGCAGTCGCCGGCCCCGTAACGACCAGCAACGTGCGCACCATCGTGCAGAACGTACTGGCCAAGATCCCCGCAGCCTACAAGGGCAACAGCGCCATGAAGATTTACATGGGCTACGACATCGCCGAATTGTACCGCCAGAAGATGTTCACCGATAACCTGTACCATTTCCAGGCCAATGGCGACCAGAAGGGCCTGATGGCTGAAGGTTCGGTCCATGAGATCGTTCCGGTGCATGGTCTGGACGCACTGGGCAGCAACAGCGGCGACAACCCGTTCATCTTCGCCCTGGACTTCGACCGCAACGTATACCTGGGCGTGGATATGCAGAACGAGGAGGAGCAGGCCGACCTGTGGGAAAGCAAGGACGACCAGAATGTTAAGTACAGCTTCCGCTTCCGCCGTGGCTGGCAGATCGCCTTCCCTGAAGAAGTGGTCGAGTACAGCAACAGCTAAGAGCAAACATGATCCGATAACAGGGGGCGGGGTAAAGGCCCCGCCCTTTTAAAATACACAATAATGGCCTGCGCTTTAACTTCCGGATATAGCCTTTCCTGCCGTGATTCGGCGGGCGGCATTAAGTCCGTTTATTTCATCGAGTTCGACAACGTGAGCGGCATCACCGAGTCTGCCGGCACCGTTTCGGCCATCAGTAAGGCCAACAACGGGCGGTTCTATAAGTACAACCTCCAGCGCGCCACTGGCAACTGGGAAGAGTCTTACCAGGACAGCGCCGAGAACGGCACCAGCTTCCACACCCAGACCCTTACCATCATCCTCAACAAAATGCAGGCGGCTACCTCGCAGGAGATCAAGCTGCTGGCTAAAAACAGGCTTATCGCCGTGGTCGAGGACCGCAACGGCAAGTACTGGCTGCTGGGTGATGAGAACGGCCTGGAGCGCAGCGGTGGCCGGGCAGGATCCGGCACCGCGATGGGTGACCGCAACGGCTACGAACTGACCTTCACATCCGACAATGTGGACCCCGCCAATGAGGTCTCCAGCGGCATCATCACCGGCCTGACAACGCCTTAAAGTGGTTGATTTTGGGTTGAATAATAGGGCCGCCCCCGTAGGGCGGCTTTTTTTATTGCTAAAAATCCGTACAAAAAAGGGGGTGTGCCGTTTTGGTTACAGATGCTTCATTTACAACTTGGACAGACGGCCCAGCATTTGGTGGTGACCCTGAATGAAAAGCGCACGCTGACATCGGGGTATTACCTATTCGTATTTGAACACATCACGACCAAGAGCCAGGTCAAAAAGGTGTACGCCTTTGGTGAGGATGAAAGCGGCTACCAGGACCGGTTCAACAAATTTCCCATAAACACGCAGAGCCTGTTCGGTACAAAGCCAACGGGCGAGTACCGGTACACGGTGTACGAAAGCGCGGCCAGTACGACCGACCCCACCGGGCTGACCGAGGTCGAGCGCGGCCTGCTGCGCCTGTCGCCGGCATCTGCTTTTTCGTATGATCAGTACGATGGGACGACATCTTTTAAAATTTACGGAGGATAAAATATGCCATTTATTGTCGATGAACTGCAAGACGAGATGGGGTGGATAGGCGCCCTTGTTCCGGTGGACGGGGAGAACCTGAACACCGAGGACGGAGAAAACCTTTTTTGTGAACATAACGAAAGCATTTTAGCATGAGTAAGAAAATCAGCGAACTGAGCGCGGCGAGCGCATTGACGGGTACGGAAGTCGTCCCGGTAGTACAAAACGGAAACACGGTAAAAACCACGGCGCAGGATATTGCCGACTTTGTTGGTGGCGGAGTGAAGGTGTATCGTGCCTTGCTGACACAAACTGGAACGGCTGCCCCTGTACCCGTCATTTTGGAGAATACCATCGGGGATATTGTGTGGACGAGAACTAGTGCAGGGGTTTACCTTGGAACACTTGCTAATGGGTTCCCAAATGGGAAAACAATGTGTGATAAAACGACATATTTTAATTCTGCTTTTACAGGATATCAGGGTATTAAAAATACAGAAAGCATTATACAACTAACATCTTTTGATGAGGGAACGGCCGCTGATGATGTTTTAACGGCAACAAACCCTGCTGAAATCCAAATCCTCGTTTACCCCTAATCCTATACTATGAAAAAGTGGTTTGAAGCCACATTATTTAATAAATCAACAAATCAAAATTTATGAAAGAATCAAACAAATTCATGGGATGGGCAGTAATCATTTTAGGAGCTGCCATACTTGCAATCAGTTTTTACACCTTCCTTTTTACGAAGGAAACTTATGAAGGTGCTATCACCGGACTTCAAGCTCTTCAACAGCAGACCACCGAGTTCTGGATATGGGCAATCATTCTCTCTGCTCTTTCTGGTGTGGGGGTGTTCTTCATTGCCAAGAAGGTGAAAAGTCTGGGTGGACATGGGGTTCCCCTGAGTGTCTTCATTCCCATCATCATTTTCCTTACTATTGCATGGGGAAAAGGATGTACAGACAAACAAAATGATGGTGTCACTGCTGGTAAGGGAAGACCTGTTCCTGCAAAAATTGACTCCACTCGTATTCCTGCAGAAGATTTATTGCCTAAGTAATGATTTTATCCCTCCTTTTTTTAAGTATAGCTGCCGTACTCAACGCTGTCATGGATAGTGTTGAGTACGATACAGCATTTGAAAGGTCGATATTCTCAAGGTATAACCCCAAATGGTGGTGTAAATCAATTAGTTGGAAGTACGTTAAGTTCATTCCACTCACTAAATATAGAGCTGACGCTTGGCATTTAGCAAAAAGTGGAATGGTTGTATTTATTATTCTAAGTGTTCTATTCTATCAAAACCAAATACATGTATTATTGGCATTTCTTCTGTACGGAGCTGTGTGGAACTTAGTCTTTAATTTATTTTACAATAAAATATTCAGAAAATGAAATTTGGTTTAAAAGAATACTTCAAACCTACACCTAAGAGAATTAGAATCTTTGGTGACAGTTTGGCTGCTACAGGTACATTTGGAGCAGCTATTGTCATTTTAAATGGGAGTCCTGTTTTAGGAACAATTATCATGGTTGTTGCTGTAATAGGTAAATTTATTTCTAATTTTTTTACAGAAGAGGATGCTAACAACACAACAAATAATAGCTAAATACGGAAAACCGGGTCCTGAAAATCTTACAGTGATTCAACTTCCCTATCCAATGCGAATAGCTTGGGATACAAAGAGCACTGTCACTAAGATGCAATGTCATAAACTGGTGGCAGCTAATTTTTTGGCTGTATTTAATGACCTGCTGGCTACATACGGTTTACAAAAAATACAACAATTGGGAATTGATTTGTTTGGGGGATGTTATAACTTCAGAAAACAAAGAGGGGGTTCAGATTGGTCAAGACATGCTTGGGGAATTGCCATAGATTTAGATCCTGCCAGAAATTCTCTAAAAGCAACAAGTAAAACAGCTCAATTTGCCAAACCTGAATATAAGCCTATGATTGATATATTCTACAAACATGATTTTATCGGACTTGGTCCTGAGAAGAATTATGACTGGATGCACTTTGAGATAAATAAATAAAAACCAATAATCTGTGAGAAAAACATCTAACGACGCTAGAAAGATTTCCTTCGGAAGGAGAAAAGGTGGGAAATCTACAAAATCCAAAGGTCCTAAACATAAATCTGTCTCTAAATATAGGGGACAGGGAAGGTGAGATATAACCAAACATCCATTTATGGAAAGTGATAAACATGTTACAAAAAACAAAAAGAAGACTAAAATACCTAAGGGAATTATCCTTGATGCTTGCAATGTTTTTCCTACCATTTGGATACGACGCATTGTTCAAGCTGATAATGGAGCTAAGTGGATCATATTGGATAGCAGACGCTATCTTTTATGGAATTTCCGCATCCTTCTTTGGGTGTTATATATTGCTTTCCAAGCGATTAAAGAAATTTGATTAAAATTATAACAACAACTATCATGGGTATAGGTAATAAACAAATAGGTTGGAGTCAAGAGAGCAATCTCCTCTGGGAAATAAACAAACAACTTGACAAACTCATAAAGGTGAGTGGACCCTCCGTTGCACCTGTTATTGTAACAAAAGCTCAAATAGATGCTCTTATTGCAGCAAATAATCTCACTGTTGGTAGATTTTATTTGATACTGGATGCGGATGTAAGTTGTTATGGTGGTACATCTATTATGGTGCAAGCCATCACCACCAATCAACTTTCTCGTGAAGGACACGGATTGTTCTACAATCCTAAGTATGATAGGAATAGCAAGTGGCTTGGGATGTGGTATGACGCCATCGAAGTGGATATGAGTGGTAGGTCTGGCTCATTTGCAAATGGGGAAAGCGTAACCGCTAACAACGGTGCAACGGGCAGGTTTGTTGGCGATCCTACTGGTTATGGCTATGTTTTACCCGCTTCCGGTAATTGGGCGGCAGCGGTATCGCTGATTGGTGAGGATAACAACGGCACACTGGATGATGACTATTGGACTAAGCCCACGTTTGCCATAGATGCCGTAGTGTATTGGGGCGGCTTTGCATGGAAGAATTTGACGGGTGCGGTTGGTAGTAAGGTGGATGATTATGAATTAGATGCTACAAATTGGGAGAAACTCCCCTTTGACGATACATACTTCAACGTGGTATATGACCCCTGTTTATACCAATACGATAAGGATTTTATCTGCGGCAGAATAGATGAATGGGGTAACGAGGTTAAGAGCAGCTGGGAGAGTGCTAACTCCCTTTATGATTATTATGATTGGTTTCACCCGGTGAAGTGTTTTAAGTGGGGATACGGACAAGACTATAATGGTGATGGGCAGGGGTGGAACGGTACACGGGTGATAGATAGTGCATTTGTCAATGTGAATTGGTATAAAGTGACCTACACTTTTGCTAATACCCTTGAGTCTAATAGTGCTATTTACAACAATCTGTTTGTGATGGATATTCAGTTCTTTG